CTGGAATTTCAATAAATTCTTCTCGCAGCGCTTCCTTATTCAATATTATTTCCTCCATTTCCGATACCGACTCTGTCCGTGTAACGGTCAGATTTATCCTGTTGTCAGGCGCGGACTTATTTTCTTTTAGTACTTGTTTTGGTGTGAAATCTACTATATGACGGAAATCTCTGCTCATAGCAGACTCTGCACTATAGCCAAAATCAAGAGCAAGGTGATTTAATGGATATGTAGGGTTTTCCTTTATTTTCCTACAGATGAAGAAGATTTTTCTCATTTTTATATAGAGGAAAAGACTCTCATCTAAGACTGCGTCAAAACAGTTCTTATAAAACTTTGAGTTAAACCCTGTCTGTTTACTTACTCCAAAAATTATCTCGTTGGGTTTCCATTCGATGTGCTCGTCAATATAGTCTAGAGCAATATTCAACATATTTCTGCCTGCCATATGCAAACCTCCTTTGTGTTTGTGATTTTATTATAACACACTAAAACCACTTTGTCTTAACATTTTCAGAGCACATTATGTCAATTTCTTGTTCCGAATGAAATTTAATGTCCACCAAGGAAATCAATCCAAGGTGGGCATTGCGCTGTGATTATATAGTTTTATCTGAGTAATTTATTAACACGCTTCTGCACCGCAGAATAATCATATCCTGCTGCAGTCAGTTTCTGCTTTCGTTCTGCACCATTACCCCAATCCCCACGGATAACCTCTTTGGCGAGCTGCTCAACGGTTTTCTTTACGGGGGTGGGGTTCACATATTCGCAAAAGCAAATATCTCCGTCAACGTCGTATCCGCCTATTCTGTCAAGTCCCCACTGCCACATAGTCTGACCGTAGTTGTACTTTGACGGGCAGTCAGGACTTTTAGTCCAGTGAGCAAGCCATATGTCGTACTTGCCGACAATCCTGCTCTTGTCGTAATAGTTCTCCATAAAAGACGGATTTGCGTAAATGCCGGGCTTGAATCCCGCCTGCCTTATCTTTTCGCAGAAAGCAATCGCCATCTTTGTGCGTGTGTCCGTGTTCAGTCCGCTGATCTGCTTTTTCTCCTCCATGTCGAAAAATACGGGATATGTCGGAGATAAGTTCTTGATTACCTCAATACACTTTTCAGCTTCCGTCTGTGCCTGCCCAACGTTCATTGCATAGCTGTACCAGTAAAAACCGTAATCTACGCCGTATTTCTTGCAGTCCGCCACGAACTTATCCATAGTAACATCTTTCTTGGTAGAAAACCCCGCACGGATAATCGCAAATCTCACACCCGCCTGTTTCAGCACAGGAAAGCTGATGCCCTCCTGGCAGTAGCTTAAATCAACACCTTTAATCTTCATCATCGTCCTCCTTTTCCGAGCGCTTATGCAGCTGCTCAAGCACATCTTTCAGCTTCTTAGGGACAGGCAAACCCAGGTGAGCGGCATTCTCAAGCAGTGAAATACCCTCGTTCGACAGATAGAAGAATATCACCGCAGTGCGCAGAACAGAACCAGCTCCAATAACCCGTGTGTCAAGAATATGCCCGCCGCCGACCAGAGCGAAGATAAGCACCTTTCTGCATATTCCCTTAAACCCGACTGCGCTTGACAGCTTCTTGTCCGAAATAGCGCACATCACTCCGGTTATGTAGTCGATAACCACAAAGGCAATAAGCGCAAAAAGCAAGCCATCGCTCCCTCCGAGAAACCAGCCGAGCCACCCGCCGACCGCCGTAAAAATAAGCTGAATTGTGTTCCAGAATTCTCTCATAATAAACCCTCCAATCATTCGTCAACGATATCGTAAGTTATTTTCATGACCTGCCCGTCCAGTTTTCGCACCGGCTCGGACAGGTTGTTTATGGTGGTAAGGCACAGCTTGCATATTCCAAGCGCAAAGCCGAAGAAATGCTGACTGCCACTTGAATACGGATAGTACGGCAGAATATACAGCGGCAGGTTAAGTCCGTCTGTCTTGATGATATTCGCATACGAATACAGATAACTGTTTCCATAAGTCGGAGCAGAGAACCGCATTCTGTATCTGCCGTAATCCTCGCCGCTTTTGATTATCTCAAGGGCAAGCAGTGAATAGGAAATGTTGCAGCTATCGCAAATCACAAGCGGAGTGTTCGTCTTTTCGTCAACATAAAATCCCCAGAAGCTCGCCGCCGTCATATTAGAGAGCGTTCCGTCAGCGACATACTGCCATGTTTTGCCCGTGGATTTCCCGTCCTTTGTGAACACACGCAGCTGCCCGAAGTTATTTGTTCCGGTCGCTTCTTTTCCGTCTATCAGCGGATATTTAGTAATGACGAAGTACTTATCGTCCCACTCAAATGCGCTCAGCGCATTGCAGTAATCACCGTTCACACCCGCACCGTAAAACCATCTGTACTGCGATGAAGAATTGCTGATTCTCTCATACTTAAATCCCACGCCATACGTCTGGAGCAGAGCGTCTGTTTCGATGGTTTTCTTCGAAACCTGCGAGTAGTCGGACAGACTGAAAATATAGTGATGGATATGAAAGCGCGAGGTAGCAACGATATGTATCTTATCGCCGATAACATACGGAAAATACGCAAGCCACTGTGGACTGTTCTCCCAATCCTGACGTAGCTTTTCCTTTTCCTCCTGCGGTACATAGTCCGCATTTGTAGTGTTACAGTCATAAAAATAGCTGCCATGATGATAGCTGTTATCGTACATGGAATCTGGAATACGCTCCGCCGCCGGAAACAGCTCTATGACTTTCTGCACGCTTATAATGCCGCAGAACGGCTTTTCCGCGCTTACGCTTATGGACATGGGGTCGAACATAACGACCTCATAAATGCAGCCGTCATGGATATGCTTTCCGAGAAGCCGCACATTTCCGTTCGAGAGCCTGCCCATGTAAAACCACTTGAAAACTCCGCAATTGAACTGCGAATCCGGAATATACCGCCCGACAATAGTGTGATACGCCTGCTTGAACGAGTCCAGAGAACTGCTGTTAAGGTCAGTTCCTCCCGTTGAAAGATTCCAGTAAGTGTCGTGGTAGCCGCAGGTGCCGCCGTCCTTGGTGGTAAGGCATATACAACCGATTTCGCCGTTCGCACGGTCAGAAGCAAAGTCCCACACATGGCGGTAGCCCTTGCCGTTCTCAATTCGTCCGCTTTCGTTTGCGTTGTAAGTGCCGATTGAAGTGTCCGTGCTGGTATTTGAAATTCCGGCATGACCTATCTCCTCGTTCGTCCACGGGAGCATCATATTATTGCCGTCCTCGGGGATTTTGTCACGGCAGACAATAACTCCACGGAATGCAGTATCGGCGATGTTACCCGCAAAATCACGCAGCATATTAAAGCTGCGGTCATTATCGGAATCCATGCCGATTTCGATGTAATCGGGTGGGTTGAGAATCGTGTCCACTGCGTTGGTTATCATATTTTCCTCGTGGATTTCACGAACAACCTCGCCCGTCTTTTCATCAAAAAGTTGAATGGTCGCTTTACCTTTAATCATTCCTGTTCCTCCTCATACGGTGTGTAAATAAACGATGTCTGGAAGCTGTTACACGGCGCATTGTTCAGAACATCGGTCAGATTTCCGACATCTCCGTCATACAGCAGAGTAATACTCTGAACGCTGTCTTTCATCACGGAACTGCCGAACGCAAGCCAAATCGTACTGCCGAAATCACCCACGCCGAAATCAGCAGAAATCGGCTGCAAGCGCACAGTTTCTTTTTCGGTTGTGACTATCATGGTGAACGCAGAAACTGCTATTTCATCAGCCTTGACGGGATTTCGCAGTTCAAGATACAGCTTTCTGTTCGATACATTCACCACGGTAATTGGCGGCGGGGTGACTATCTTCGGGCTCCATGCGTCCGGGAATACCGCCCGTATAGTAGGTTCAAGCGTTTTCCTGTCCCTCTCATGCTTTATGAAACCGGGCATAGGTTCGCTGAACTTGAACTTGTGCGATTTAAGTATCTCAAATAAGAGAGTATCCGAAGTACGAACAAGCGACTTTCTGACAGTTCGGCGCATAGTAAAATGAACCTCGTCCTCGTGGGCTTCAATGTAGCCGTCCCAGGGAGTATCTCCTGCAAGGTAAGCGCCCATCACATAGCCCCATGTCTGCATTTTCGGGAATCTACCCTCTGCGCCGTCAGTCGAAACCACGCTGAGTGACATGGTATTTTGACCGACTTCCGATGTGAACGGGTATGTATAAGTCTTTGTGTGCGAACCCTCGCTGGAATACTCCTCGTACCGCATGACTTCGTTTTCGTTCTTTTTCAGAATGAACGCAAGAGTTCCTGCGGTTGAAATCACGAATTTCACGGTCGAGCAGAACGCTGCATATGTCGCTTGAATCGCATTGTAAGTGATGCGGAACAGCCGCTGTGACTTCTCAGTAACCGAAATATCCGCGCTGTTTGTCGCAGTTTTGAGTTCCGCAGTGGATTCGCCCACGTCCTTGCGTATCTCGTTTGTTTTCTGCTCCATCTGATAGAGATTGTCCGAAATGCTCGGGCGGTAATCTCCGACCTCGATGGAAATCTCACGGCGGTTGTACGGGTTGAAACTCATGGCGATTATGCGGGTGTTTACGTTGAGGTTGAACGGGTGGAACACTATCTGCACGTTATCGCCGACCGAGAAATTTACGTTCTTGTACAGCGTCAGCCCGTAATTTGTAGTGCCGGAACGGCTGTCGGTTTCCATAGTCAAATCGGAAACGTTCCGACCGTCCATAATGCTGATATAGTCCTGCGAACCTCTGTGGGAACGGATATTTATTTCCGCTCCGTTGTACTCAATTTCGCCGCCGCAGAGCGCAATAAGCTGCATTAAAGCGGCTCGGCGAGTACATTCTCGATTTATTTTCAGCTTTATCGGGACGGTCGGGTCGCAGATTCCTGCGGTCAGCGAAGTGCCTTGCAGCAAAGAAATAAGGCACTCACCCGGAGCGCCCTCGAAGTCAAATTCAGTCAGCTTGTATTCATCGTTGTTCAGTTCGTAGGACTTGTGCTCGCACTCCACGGTGCAAATCGCAATGCCGTTTGACAGGGATTTTGAAACTTTCACAACATTGAAAAGGTAGTTCAGCGTGTCACTTTTCAGCTGTACCTCCAACCCCGTGAATATCTCCGAAGCCATCGATGAAATCACGGAAAACTGAAAGGTGCATTCTCCGTTCAGACTGTCGGTAAGCGATGCTGAAATCACCCGTGTAAACACACCACGCACATTTCCGTTTTCGGTCACGATAATCTCAACCATCACACCGCCCCCGCATTCCTTACCGTCACCTTGTTCTGATTCCACTGTATTCTTGAAATTACCTTTGTGAGAGGTACACCGTCAATGCTAAGCGGAATTGTTACATCAAACGCCTGAGTCTGTACTCCGTTGAAGCCCGAAACCGTGTCATTCATGTCGAGGTCGAAATCTGACGGAATAGCATTCTGCATACTCTTTGAAACGTCTTTCATCTCATCGCCGAAGCCCTCGCCAAGTCCCTCTGCCATAAAGCCGCCGAGATTGGCGAATAGCTTTGACGGCGAATGTATTCCGAAGAAGTCCTTGATTCCGTCCACAATTCCGCCGAAAAATCCGCTTATCTGATTCCAGAGCCACGCGCCCGCGTCAGAAATGCCCTGCCACAGACCTTTCAGCAGATTGCCGCCGACTTCCGCCATCTTGCCGAAGTAGCTGCCGAATGCGTCAACAATGCCGGTTATGATTTGCGGAATCGCCTTGACTATCTCCACGATTATGGTCGGGAGATTTTCAATCAGCGCAATAAACAGCTGAACGCCCGCCGCAACGAGCTGGGGAATCGCTCCGATAACAGCGTCAATAACGCTTGAAATTATCTGCGGAATAGCCGCGACAATGGTCGTGATTATCGTCGGCAGATTCTGCACAAGTGCAACAAGCAGCTTGATTCCTGCTTCGATGATGAGCGGAATTGCGGAAATCACCGCCTTGATTATGCCGTCAATTATCTGTGGAATTACCTCCACGATTGCCGAAATGATATCCGGCAGAGCCGTCACAAGCGCCGTCAACAGCTGTATTCCCGCTTCGATTATCTGCGGTATCGCGCCGATGAGAAAATCCACGATTCCCGTGATTATCTGCGGCAGGGCTTCTATTAGGACCGGAAGTGAATCTAAAATACCCTGCGCAAGTCCCGTTATAAGCTGTAAAGCCGCGTCCAAGATAAGCGGCAGATTGTCCGTCAGACCACGGACAATAGTAACAATTGCTTTCACTGCCGCAGGAATCAGCGCAGGCAGTGCGTTTGCAATACCATTTACCAGTGAGGATACAAGCTGTACTGCCGCGTCAATGATAAGCGGCAGATTCTCAATTAGCGCATTAACGACAGTCATGACCGCAGACACCGCCGCAGGGATTAGCTGCGGGAGCAGGGATAGGAGCGTTTTCAGCACCTGCGAGAATAGTTTTGCGACCGTGTCAAGCAGTGTGGGCAGCAGGTCGCCCACAGCCGTCAGCAGAGCGTCCAGCGCCGTGGGCAGAGCCGCCACGATGTTTTCAATGACCGGTGTGATGTTTGCTACCACGGTCTTGAAGGCATCCACCATGTTGCTGCACAGCAGCTCCATGTCAGCGTCCGCATCACCGAAGCCTACGATGAGGTTCGACACGGCGGATTTCAGTGCACTGACAGAACCGGAAATAGTAGCCTCCGCTTCCTTGGCGGTCGTACCGGCAATGTCCATGCTTTCCTGCATGGTGTGAATTGCTTCCACCACGTCTGCATAAGAGGAGATGTCATACTTGACTCCGGATATCTTCTCTGAATCAGCAAGAAGTCGTTCCATTTCCTGCTTTGTGCCGCCGTAGCCCAGCTTGAGGTTGTCGAGCATCGTATAATTCTGCTTGGCGAAGCCCTGGTATGCGGTCTGAATAGAGGATATATCCGTACCCATTTTATTGGCGTTATCAGCCATATCCGTTATCGCCATATCTGCGTACTTTACAGCTTTCTCGGTATCGCCGCCGAGGGACTGGATCAGGCTTGCGGAAAAGCCCGTGACCGTTTCCATGTACTCGTTGGCGGAGAGTCCCGCCGTTTTGTATGCGTTGGCGGCATACCGCTGAATCTCCTGCGAGGAGTCCTTGAACAGAGTGTCGATACCGCCGACCAGCTGCTCGTAGTCCGCATAGGCGGCGACGACCTCCTTACCGAGCTTCACGGCGGCAGCACCTGCAGCGGCGGCAACAGCACCGAGCGCAACACCTACGGTTTTAAGTACTTTGCCGAAGTTCTGAAATTTGTTGCCGGATTCCTCCGCAGCCTTGCCGCCTTCCTTGATGGCTTTCTCGTTCTCGTCCAGCTCCCGGTTCATGTCGTTGAGTGCGGCTTCGGCATTGTTCAGCTGTATCTGCCAGCTTTGTGTGCGGCGGTCGTTCTCACCGAATGACTCGGCAGCATTGGCGAGAGCAGAACGGAGCGTTTCGATTTTTTGCTTCTGACTGTCGATTTCCTTGTTCAGCACCTGGTTTCTTGCCGTGAGAGCCTCGGCGGATTTGTCGTTCTTGTCGAACTGCGAATCCACAAGTTTCATTTCAGAGCCTAGCACCTTGAATGAATTGTTTATCTCGGCGAGGGATTTCTTGAATTCACGCTCGCCCTCAAGGCCTATTTTCAAGCCGAAATTTTCGGACATTCTGCGTCACCTCCTTGGAATGGGAATAAAAAAAGAGCCTTGCGGCTCGGGGTGGAATATATGAAAAAGGAGCAGCCGTGACCGGTGCTCCTAAGTTAATAAATTGTTTATACGTGGAAATATCTGTCAATTTTTTTTCAGACCTATCCACACGTATATCTGAGATTTCTCGACGGTCGATAGCCTGGTTGAGTGCTACGCAGACGCGCCCCCTGACAAGCGGGATGTATACGCTCGCTTGCTGCTTCTTGAACGGGAGATCTGCCCTGATTTTTAATATGAGCTGCGAGTACTGTTCTTGTTCATATTTGTTAAGTTTTAGCATATTAACTAACCTCCATATAAGTTATCTTCTACTCAGGTAGGTGCTTCCCGAGCAATTACATTCTACCACATCGCACGGTAGAAAACAATGTACATTTTTGTACACTGGTAGATTATTCCAGTTCCGTAAATAAAATAAGGGTAGTCAAATCAATAGAGAATTTTTTCCCTTTAATAACAAATAATTTTTTCTTCGTTTCATTACTATCAACTGGAACTTCACAATGATTTAAAATATCTTCTGTGAGTTTTTGTTTGAATTTCTCGTCTTTCACTTTTCTTTTTAAATCATCAATGCTTACCAGCTTAATATCTTCATCTTGTAGACAAAGCATTAAATAAAGAACAAATTTTTGATTAGGTGATAAATCCAAATTTACCCGTAAGAATAGTTTATCAATTAATCGCTCTGTATCTAATACAAATCTTTTATCGACTTTCTTGAGTTCTGTATAGTCGTTTTCATTAATAGGACGATGTGCTGGCCTGTTTTTAGGCCTCAACAATTTACTTTTCCAAGAATCTTCTGACCCGTAAGATGTTTTGGTTAACTCTGTGATTTTTTCATTTTGAGAATGTCTGGGCATATAATCTTTATCGAAATAATCCCTATTAAAAATAAATCTTTCCATACTCCTCCTTGATATTGAATAATAACTGAGTGTTAGAGAATAGACTGAACGAGAAAAACATCTTTCGCATTAAATAAATTATACCACACATTCCCACTTTTTTCAACCCCTTTTCCAATTATATTTCCACAGGCACAACCTCATCAATATCCATCTCCCGCTTAGGTTTAGCAATCCCCAAGAACTGCTTATGACACTCCCACAGATCCATAAGAAAACCGAACGGCATAAGCCACACCTCTTCCGAAGAAAGGTGCAGCTGCGCCGTTCCGTAATAGAACAGCCGGGTGAACAGTTCTGCATCGTTCACTCGGCTGTTACCGCGTTTTTTGAGGTATCTTCACTTTCGATATTCCTCTTCGTGCCTTTCAGCATAGCTTCAGTGATTGCGTCCTTGTACTCGGCAAGCTCGCCGGGGGAGGTCAGAAGTTCCACGGTTTCCTCGGTGAGAAGCGGCTTTTTCTCGCTGTTTTTGAGATTATGTATCTCAATGCTCTGATTGCAAAGCAGGGTAATCAGCCAGATTATCTCGTCCAGAGCCATCTCCATATTCTCGGACTTCATCAGCTTGTCGCCGAGATTGTCCAAACCGCCGTACCTTGCCGAAATAGCCTTTGTCGCCCTAGTGGTGAGAATCATCTCATGCTGCTCGCCACCAATCACAATTAAAGAACTGCGTTCATTCGTCATTGTTCATACCTCCGTTACTTGCCTGTTTCAGCAGGCTTTACCGTGAATGTTGGTTCATATACGGACTTGTACCAACCCGTGATTACGCTGTCCGGAACGTTCTTCTCGCCCTCGGTGGCTTCCGCTTTCCACGGGTGTTTTCCGCTGCCGTCCGGCTTGTTTCTGCGCAGAACCGTTCCCTCAATGGTCGGTGTGGAAAACGTGATACTGTCGCCCTTTGTGGCAAGCGAGGTTGACGGAATTCCGAACTTCACACGGTAAAGCCAGAAGTAGCGGTACTTTCCGTTGGATTTCTTCGCCCGAAACCCGATAGCCACGGGCTTGCCGCCGTCCTCGCTGGTGGAAATGACCACGTTGTTGCTGTCGATGGTAGCGCCCGTCAGAACCGAAGCCGCGTCATTGCCTATATCGTCAACGCCAAGGGAAAGCGTACCGCTTTTGAACTCCTTGACGATTTCGGAAGCGCCGTCATCGGCGTAGAGAGTAGCTTCCGCAAGCTCCACGGAGAGGTCTGCCGAAATCGCCTTTGCAAGCGAAGCGGGAACTCCGTAGGTTTCGTTGCCGTCGCTGTCCTCGATGATTTCAGCGTAGAACAGCTTGTCAAGACCTATTGTTGCCATTTATATCTCCTCCATTTCATAGTTTTTCGCCGTATCAACGGCATAATGATGATAGCCCGTGTCATCCTCGTGACCGACATATTTTCGGGCGGTTACGGTAATATCCGCGCTGAGCAGAGCCTTTACAATCCTGCTCACAGTACGGGTGTAACTGCTTTTCGTAAACAGAGAAATCCGCACTTCCTGCACATCGGCGGTCGGCGCATTGTCAGCATGAAGTTCAAAACTGTCGTAAAGCGGAGTGAACACCAGATATTCGTCCGGAGCGTTACCTGAATACACAGAAGTCTGCGCCGGGATTTTCAGCTTTTTTGCGATTGCAGAGAGTTCCGAAAGCAGACTCACAGCCCCTCGACCTCCTTTTCAAATGCGGATTTCATGGCCTCCACGCACTGCTTTTTCACAGCTGATTTTGCAGGCTTCAGAAAGGGTTTCGCCGACTGACTGCTTGTTCCGTACTCGAGGATATTCGCTATTTTCGCATTACTGCCGCCGTCCGTTCTCGGTTCGGAAAATCCTACCTTGATGTCATGATTTCCGTTTTTATCGACCATAACCGGAGATAAGCCGAGCGACCGTTCAAGTCCTCCTGTGGAGCGGGATTTGCTTTTCGTTCCCGAACCTACAACGGATTTCAGATTGCTTTTGACCTTTGCGAGAGCAACCTCGCCGCCCGCCTGTAACATCTTTTCGGCAATGCTGTCGGTCTGCGCTCCAAGCCGGGAAATCCTCGAAAGGAACTCATCGGGCATTTTTACATCAGCTTTAGCCACTCGGCTGCACTTCCTTTGCAAGCACTTCAATATACATACCTCTGCCTTTCACATTTTCAACAGAGGTTATCTCAAATACAGAACCTCCACAGATAAGCCGCATATCTGCCGTAACCGTCAGACTGGGAATTGTTCTGAAACGGAACAGGTCGGTAGCTTCGGAAAATGCGGCTCGATTCGCCCATTTCTCACTGCCGTGCCTACCCTCGCGATAAGCTCTGACTGTTGCTACAACGACATTGGATTCCGTCTGAAATCCCTCGTCATCGAGCGTGACCTGTTTTTGCGTTATCTGTATTTGCGTGTTCATCTTACCGAAACTCATACTTTCCACCGCCTGTCCAGCCGCAGGAGCATATTCACGGTATCCCACACTTGCTTTCCAGCCTGAACACTATCTCCGAAAAAGCCGCCAGTGCTACCGTCCCTCGATTCATAAAAATGCGAGGACAGCATTATTACCGCCTGTTCCGTGGTCGGCGGCATTGCGTTTTCAGAATAGTAATTCTCGGGCAAATGCTGATAGCTTTCGGCATAGGAAACAGCGGCGGTGATGAACCCGCTTATGAGTTCATCGTCCGCCGAGTGTTCAAGTATGAGGTTCTGCTTAACTTTCGTCAGAAGCTCGTCCATAGTCACCGCCTATTAGCCGCCGGAAGAACCCGAGCCGGCTTTCATCTTCAGAATCTGTACTGCTTCGGGGAGTATCAGCTTTCCGTCAACGCGCTCCTTTGCCACAAATCCTACCATGCCGTTGCCTGCGTACAGCTCCTTGAGTTCCGCAAAGGAACGAGTGCCACGGTCGCCGATGTTGTAATAACTGAAATCGCCGAATGCGATTACTGGCTTTCCTGCGGCGATTGTGGGGACATACGGAGATGTGTAAACCTCGTAGCCGAACAGCCTGTCGACCTCGCCCGCCTGGAGGGACGGCTGCCAGAGATATGCGCCGTTGTTGTCTTTCAGCTTGCGGAGCGCCGCAATAGTCTGGTCGTTCATGATGAACTTCGCGTTCTTGCGGTAGGGGCGCTTGAGGGAGTACACAAGGTTGATTATCTCATCGGCGGTTATAGCAGTAGCGCTCGCCGCAGTGACAGCGACCTCGCCGCCGCACTTGTCCGCAAAAATGCCGAGGGGCTTGCCGACACCGTCACCGTTGAGGAAAGCGTCCTCCTCCGCATTGGACAGCGCCTTGCCGAACTGCTCGATTATGTAGCTTTCAAGCCCGAAAGCGTTGTCGTAGAGCAGCTCCTCGGTCACCTTAACCGCAACGTGCAGCTTGTGCGCGTCAAGGTTTATCTGCGCAAAGGTTGCATCACCGAAAGACAGCGCTCCGCCCTCGTCAATCCACGCTGCGGCGGGTTTTGTCGCTGCAATGTTGATTTTATGTTCACCGCTGGTGGTGATGGTGTGACCGAGCTTTCGCATGATATTTTCCTCGGTCAGTGTGTCAATAAGGCGGCTGTCGTATTCCTCGGGGACGAGATAACCGCCGTTAGCGTCAATGCCCTCGGAAAGCACATCGGAAATCTGTCTGAAATTCGTGCGGAGAGCGTTCAGCATTGCCGCCCTGTACTCATCGCTTGCTCTGCCGGACTTGGGCTTGTTTCCGTTCAGCGGCTTTCCAGTAAGCGGGACTGACGTAGGCTTGGAAAGCTGCGCGTCCATAGCCGCCATCTGCTCCATGCGCTCGATTTCAGCGCCGTAGTCCTTTATCTTCTGTTCCATTTCAGCGTATGAAGCGGCATCCTCTGCGGACAGAAGTCCGTCATTGTCGCGCTTGGTTTCAACGAAAGCCTTTGCGGCTTCCCACGCCTTGTTGCGCTTTTCGCACAGTTCAAGAATTGTCATTTTCGTTACCTCCAGTTCTTAATCAAATCAAGCCGAGAAAATAAATCCTCGGCTTTGGTTCTATGTTCGGTTTTCGGGGCAATGCGGCACTTCTCTGCAATCCTGCCCATAAGTGAATTTACCACTTGAGCTTCGGAATACATCAGAGAATCAGCGGCAGGCGCTTCTGACGGATTGTCACGGGTAAGTATTCCGTCCGCAAATCCGAGTTCAACCGCCTTATTTGCGTTCATCCATGTTTCTGCGTCCATGAGGTGCGAAATCTTCGCACGGCTCATACCGGTCTTGATTTCATAAGCGTTCATAATGCTTTCCTTGACCTCGGCAAGCATATCTATCGCCTTGTGCATTTCTGCTGAATCGCCCATCGCCACCGTCATGGGATTGTGTATCATCAGCATGGAAACCGGGGACATAAGCACCTTGTTTCCCGCCATTGCAATAACCGAAGCGGCGCTTGCGGCTATGCCGTCTATTTTCACCGTGACGTTTCCCTTGTAGTCCATCAGCATATTGTAGATCTGCGCTGCAGCAACACAGTCGCCGCCGGGTGAGTTTATCCAGACGGTTATATCTCCGCTGCCGGACAGCAGTTCTTCCTTGAAAAGCTGTGGCGTGACGTCATCGTCAAACCAGCTTTCATCTGCGATAGTGCCGTTGAGAAATAGTGTTCTCTCCGGGTTCTGTTTCTGTGTTTCCTCGTTCTGTATCATCTTGTTCGTCCACTTCCAGAACTTCTTCATCGGAATCCTCCTTTCCATTTGTCGATGCGAAAATACCCGCGTCAGCCAGCTTAGTCATATTGCCATTTATGAGATAAAGGTCGCCGCCGTCCTCGGCAGGAATACGGTCGAGGTTCTCAAGCTCCCGAATGTCGTTTGCGGACATCCAACCGTTCTGCCTTGCGGTAGCGTACCCGCTCATGCGGCTTGCGTAATCGCCGCGAAGCAGTCCGTCAACATTGAACTTGATGAAATATTCCTGCTTCTCGCTTGGAGTGAGGAGCGAACGAATCATGCTTTGCTCCCAGCGCACAAGCCACGGTTCGAGGGTGTATTTCACGAATTCAAGCGACTGCTGCTCAATATTAGAAAAGCTCGATTTTTCAAGGTCACCGACCATATGCGGCGGCACTCTGAAAATTCGAGCTATCTCGTTTATTTGAAATTTTCTTGTTTCAAGGAACTGAGCCTGTTCAGGCGAAATACTGATGGGAGTGTATTTCATGCCCTCTTCAAGCACCGCGACCTTTCCGCTGTTGGAACTCCCGCCGAACTGCGACTGCCACGCTTCACGAACCTTTGACGGGTCCTTTATAGTACCTGGGTGTTCAAGGACGCCGCTTGGCGCTGCGCCGTTCGCAAAGAACTTAGCTCCGAACTCCTCGGTTGCAATTGCAAGCCCGATAGCGTTCTTCGCCATTGCAATCGGCGAGTAGCCAACAAGTCCGTCAAAGCCAAGTCCGGGAATATGCAGGACATCGCCCGATGAGAGAATAACCTCATATTCCTTGCTGCGGATTGCTTCATCTGAGCCACGGTAGTATTTGTAGTACAGATTTCCGCTTGAATCTCGGTCAACCGTCATTCGGTTCGGCATAAGCGGGTACAGAGCAATAACCTCGCCCTTTCCGTTGCGGATAACCTGCGCGTATGCGTTGCCCCAAAGTAGCAGGTGCGTCATAAGCGTTTCACGGAAAACAAACGAGGTCATTTCGGGATTGGGTTCATCATGGAGCAGGCGGTAAAGTGAATGCGATACAGCTTTCTCCTTGCCACCGTCCGAACG